AAAATCGACCGTCTTCTTGGTGATCTCGAAGGACTCGAACAGGTCGTAGAGTTCGGTGCCGTCACCGTCGAGGATGACGCCCTTGATCGCGCCCATGCGGAGATATTCGAGCGTGATCGAGTGGTTGAGGCGGATATTGCGCAGGCGCTTGGCGAGCTCGTCGTCGAGCGTGTTCGGCTTCTTCGAACGCCCGATCAGGATCAGCCAATCCTGAATGTCCTTGGGCGTGATCAGGTCCATATGCGGGAAATGCGGGACCTTGAAGAAGATCGAGTTGGTCCGACCGGGATCGGCGGGCGTGGCGGGTGCGCCGCGTTCCTTGGCCGGCAGCACGCGCAGCACGCCATCATCGATCCGCACCTCGACGAGCGTCGAGATCGACCCTTCCGAGCTGAACAGTCCCATGGCCAGGATCAGGCCGTAGCTGTTCGGGATGCGGTTTACGCCCTCGGTGAGGTCGGTGTTCGTATAGGGAAAGAGGAAATCTTCGGGGTCCATTGCCGCCGTCTCCAGGTTCAGTGATGTGGGGATGACGGCGCCGCTGGGCCGTCGGCAGTCTAGAAGTGACGGGCCGGTGCGCCCGTCACTGAAGCGTTCGCGCGCGGCTAACTGAAGCGCACCAGAATACCGAGGTCTTCGAGGTCGGCGCGTGCCGCCGACTTTTCGTCGTCGGAGATGCCCTCCGGCCACTCAATGCCGCTGTCGAGGACGATGGCCGGCCCGCGGACCAAACCGACAAACGCACCATCGACACCATCGGGCGCAACGCCCTTGGTGATCGCGATGCCCTTGATTGTCCGGCTGCCGTCCGTGGCGTCCGGCGCCCATGCCACGGCCTTGTCGCCATCGTTGGGCACGGTGATCTTGAAGGCGTCGCCGGCAACGAAATTGGTGGCGCCGTCGGCGATCGTGAACTTCACTTCGCCGGTGAATGCGACGCCGACAGTGGCCGTGCCGATCGATACCCCGTCGGGGCCGAAGACCTCGAAGGTGCCCGCGTCCGAGGCGGGCTCGATGCAGATCGCCTGATAGACGCCCGGGCGGGCGCCATCGGCAACCGCGGGGGTTGCCAGCGTGGCGACGCCATTGCCCGTATTGCCCGCCACGGCAGCGATCGCCACGGCCGTTTCGGTCGAATAGCCGAAGATGGTACCGAGTTCGAGGCTGCGGGTGGCACCGTCGCCGGCGAGCAGCACGATCTGCTCGCGGTTGTAGTTGAGGTCGAATTCGAGCTTGAGAAGGGCCGTCTGCAGTTTCGGCCCGGCCACCTTCATGGTGAGCATTGGTCAATCTCCCGATTGTTGGGTTGAGGGTGTAGGCAACCGGGCCGTCGCCACGGTGGGGCGGCGGCCTGCATGACGCGCGCGGCGTCTTGCTTGGGGCTAGTTCTTCTTGCCGACCATGCGGTCGATGGCGGCGGTGAGGCCGGCGCCGGCCTTGCTCGAGCCGCCGGTGTCGCCGCCAGGATTGTGGTCGCGGACCGACTCCGAAAGCCGCGACGACTTTGGCGCGGCAGCCAGCATGTCCTTGGCCTCGCCGAAGGTCAGCTTCTTGGCGCCGACCTTGGCGGCAAGCTTCTTGGCCAGGCCATCGCGGCCCTTGGCTTCCTTGCTATCAAGCAGTGCAAAGCCAGCCTTCGAACCGGTAGCCGAGGCGGCCGGTTCGGCGTCCTCGTCTTCGTCCTTAGTCTCGTCCGTCTCTTCGGTCTCGGACGTCTCGTCGTCCTTTTCCTCTGTTTCGGTCGTCTCGTCCTTCTCCTCGGTATCGTCGGCTTCCGCCTTCGGCGCGATGCCGAGTTTCTTCAACTCGGCGATAGCCGACTTGTCGCCCTTGGCCGCCTTTTCGCGGAGGGCCTTGATCTGGTCTGCGAGCGACATTTCACTCTCCTCTGTCTCGGCGCTGGCTACGGTCCCTGCCGCGGCCGGCGCGCCGTCTTCGGTTTCGCCGGACAGGGATTGGAGAAAGAGCGCGAAGGCGTCGCGCTCATTGGCAATGTCGTCGACGAGGCCAAGGGCCTGCCCGGACTGCGCAGGATCGTCGTGATGGGCGATGAACCAGCGGGCTTCCTGCGCCCGGATCGCTTCTTCGGTGAGGCCGCGGCCTTCGACCACTGTCGCCACGAAGGTCTTGGCGATCTGATCGACGACACCCTGCAGGTGCGCCCGGGCATCGTCGGTAAGCGGCTTCCAGCTGGCGCCGTCGGTCTTGCGGGCGCCGGACTGGATCGCCTCGACCTTGATGCCCCACTCGTCGAGCATCTTGGTCATATCGACGTGCTGGATCAGCACGCCGATCGATCCGACATCGCCTTCGGCCGGGGAGATGATGCGGTCGACGCCGCTGGCGAGGGCATAGGCTGCCGAACATGCCATGTGCGCATGCGCCCAGATCGGCTTGCCACCGGATCGCGCCGCCAGGCCACGGATCTGCTTGGCGAGATCGAAGCAGCCATCGACGAAGCCGCCTGGGGAATTGATCCGCAGGAAGATGCCGCGGATCCTGCTGTCGGCGCTCGCCGCTTCGATGGCCGCGCCGATCTGCAGGTAGCCGTCGACCCAGCACCATTCCCACCAATCGACATAGCCTTCAGGCGTCAGGACACCCTTGATGTCGATGATGGCGATGCCGTCGAGAATGGCATAGCCCTGCCCGTATTCGACATCAGCCGAGGCCCACCGGATCGATGGCATGGCGACGCGCTCGTGGGGTATGCCGTCATCATCATCGTCCATCGCCGCCGGGCGCTTCGGCGTGAAGGCGTTCATCAGCCGCGGCAGCCAGCCGCTGCCCTGCTGCTGCGGACGCGGCTCGAAGGCGCGATCGAGCAGGGCCTGCCCCTGGTTGCGCTCCATGAGCAGGATGCGCCCCGGCGTGCGGAGCTGAAGGTCGATGTTGAACATGGGTGCCTCTACTTGTCGCTGGCGCGCCGGTCGTCGGCGTCCGTCCGGGGCGTAATGCTGGTATCGGTCGGGTTGCGGGCGAGGCGCGGCCGGCGCTCGATCTCCTCGGCCTCGCGGTCGAGCTGGTCGATCGTCTCTTCCCAGTCGTTGCCCTGCTCGGCGTTCTCGTCCTGAAGTGTCGAGATCATGCCATCCATGCGAAGGCCCGAGGCCTGCGCTTCCTTGACCGGGTCGATATAGCCCTTGCCCGGTCCGATCCAGGTGCTGCGCAGCCAAGCGGCGGGGGCGTCATAGAAGTCGGCGCAGCCGCTGGGCACGTCGATCTCGCCGAGATCCAGTGCCTCCTCGATCCATGCCGCGAACACCGGCTGCGCATAGCCCCAGATCAGGATCGAGCGCAGGCGCATGACGCCGCGCCACACTTCAGTCAGCGCAGCACGAGCCGACGAGTAGTTCGTCTGGCTCCAGTCCATGCTCAGCTGCTCGTAGGTGATGCCGAGCGCCGAGGCGATAGCACGCAGGAACGCGGTCTGGAACGCCGGATAGCCGGCGGTTTGCCGCGGAGTGGTGTTGAGGTCGAGACGATCCGACGGAAACAGCGTCAACAGCCGGGCGTCGTCGAGCACGCTGCGGTCGGCGTAGAAGTTTCCGCGCGCGGTGTTGAACTTTCCCCAGTCGGTATTGCCGGCATCGGTACCGACCGCCTCGGCCGCGTATTCAGCACCGAGCTGTGTATAGAGCGAGCCGACGATCGTCGCGTTGATCGCGGCCGTGCGAATTTCGCTTTCGGAGTAGCGAGACAGGCCGCGCACCTTTGTCATCGCCGTCACCAGGCGGCCAATACCGCGCGACTGGCCGGGGCGACGCTTGTCGAACAGGTGCAGCACCTTCGGCCGCTCCCAGTCGCCGACAACATCCCAGCGCGGGATGCGGTCCCAGGTGAAGGCATCGCTGGAAATTCCGAGGTCCGACGGGTGCGACCTGCGGATATGATAGGCGATAGCGGCGTTGTTTTCGTCCTTTTCGACGCCGCCACGCAGCCGCTCATCGTCGGGGCGGCCATTCGGGTTCGAGAGCCGGTCCGGATCGATCTGCTGCAGTGCGGTGCAATAGGCCCAACCGGGCCGATCTATCCACCGCAGGATCGTCAGACTTTCACCGACACCGACGAACTCCCGCGCCGCCAGCGCTGCGTTGCCGGCAAACGGCATGTGCCGCTCGGCATCGCAGCGGAATGTCGGGTTTTCGGCCCAGATCCTGAACTTCGCCTGGATCTGTCGGCCGAGTTCATGCGCCT